TGCCCGCATCCAGGTCAAGTTCGCTACCGACCACATGCACACCGGCCAGCTCTGGGGGAAGAACAACTCCTGATCGTTCCGACTGATCGGAACGTCGGAGCCCGGCATCCCGTCCGCCTGGTGCCGGGCTCCGCGCTGTCCCGGGCGGGACCGCGATTGTCAACCTACCGGTGCGTGACCGGATAGCGGCTTAACGTTTCCTTACGGGCGGGCTACTCGGCCCGCCAGGCGGCGAGCTGCACCGCGACCTCGTAGGCCATGTACCACGGGATGGCCTCGGACACGTCCTCGCGCCTCGGCATCCACCGCTCGTCTATCTCCATCACCCGGCGGACGGGTTCCTTGCGCTCGTGCCCGGCCACCGATACGAATTTCCCCGGCTTCCAGTGGCCGGCCTTGGCCGCCGCGACGGGGTGCACGCAGCCGCACTCGCGGTTGACCCGTACCCTGGAACCGCCCTCCGGGGGGCTGGCGGAGGCCGGCGGCGGGGAGGCCAGCGTAAGACCCCCGCCGGCCTCCACCAGCCGGTGCCGGTAGAAGTCGCGGCCGAAGTGGCCGTGCATGCACAGGCAGACCGGGGACTTCATCCAGTCCCTCGCGCCGTACACGTTCTCCATCGCCCACGGGCCGCCCCAGGCGTCCAGCAGCGGGCGCGACGGGGTGATCAGGTCCGGGTACTTGAGAGACCCGTCTGGGAGCCTCAGTTCCCGCAGCTCCGGGCGGCAGTTGCACATCCGGCTGAAATGCTGGCACGGCGGGCTGTTCCAGGTGAACGTGATCCCGGCCATGAACGACTTGTCCGAAAGGACATCCAGGATGGACGCGCAGGCAAATTCGTGCGCCCCGGACCGGAGGTAGGCGTCCCGGACCCCCGGGTTCGTGTCGACCCCGATGACGTAGTGCCCGGCCTTCGCCAGGCCGTGAGCCGCGCCGCCCGCACCGCAGCAGCCGTCCAGGGTGACCTCGGCGTACCCGGGCGGCGGGACGGCCCGCGCCCCGGTCCAGGCGCTCACGCAGCCCCCGCACATGGCGAACCCGGGCCTGATGCCGTCCTGGTAAGCGCCGCACGTCCAGCAGTAGCCCTCCACCGGCTAACCACGCCCGGGACCAGTTCCACGGCCACCACCGCCGGGAGTACCGCAGGCACCCGCACCAGCAGTCGGTCCCGGACCGGTAGTGCCCGTGATCCGCACGGGGATGGCCGCACCGGCAGGTCCGCATCAGTCCTCCTGGTCGGCCGGGTAGTACTCCCGGACGTTGCAGATCGGGATGTGATGCTCAGCCTGGACCGCGCTGCCGATCCCGGCGCGCTGGTGGATATGCAGCACGCCGTTGGACAGGCCGGTTTCGGCGTTGTCGTAGACCTCCACCCGGCCGTCCATCCATACGACGGCAACAGGGCGCGGTGCGGCCATGGCTCCTCCTGGCAGTGGAGTACTCACAGAGTATTACAACGTGTGCCTATACTTGATTCCGTGCCTCAGTGCGATCACCTCATGGAGATCCGGGACTGCGCTGACTGCCGGCCCCGGAACGCGGACGTGCCCGGCCTTATCCCGCCGGACCCGTCCCTGTTCGGGCCGTGGTTCGAGGCGGCGCACTACGGGTACTGCCCTGGCTGCGGCGGCGAGATCATGCCGAACGACACCATCCGGTCGGACGGCCGGGGCGGCTGGATCTGCGAGGGCTGCGGGCTGGCCGAGCTTCCGGACCAGCCCGGCCCCGGCCACACGCTCACCCTGCTGGAGCAGTTCGCCGCCGGGCACATCGACCTCGGAAGGGGAACCCGGTTATGGACCTGGCCGCGATAGAGATCGACCAGGACGAGGCGCGGGAGAAGCTGGACGAGTACGCCAGCCTGGTCTACGCGGAGCGGACAGCCGAGGACGACGCCATCGCAGCCGGGTACCGGGCGGCTGCGCGGGGCCTGCCCGTCATCAGCCTGTCCCGTACTGTCGCCTCGGGCGGGTTCCACGGCAACAGCCTGCCGAGGCTGGCGGTCATCCGGGCCGACGCCACGCAGTGCTTCGCCCGCTGGTCCGGGGACGACGTGATCTTCGCGGACCGCGACGACTGGCAGGTCAACCGGGGCGCCCTGGTCGGCGCCCACTCGGTCCGGGTCCCGTTCGCCGGCGACGAGCTGCCCGCCAGGAACTCGCGGAAGACGTGGAGCGCCGGGTCCGCCATGGTGCCGATCGTGCCGCCCAGGCACCGGCCGAAGCCGGGACGGCTGCGCCGCTGCCACATCCTGTGGGAAGTGGAGTCGTGGACCTGGATCGCGCCGGAGGACCCGGCCCTGATCCGGCACATCCGGGGTGACCTGTGGGCCGTCCTGGCGACGTGGAACCTGACTGAACTCGAACGGCTCGTGCTGACCCAGCGGACCGCGTGAGGAGACACCGATGACGACCGTACGGCACTGCCCCGGCTGCCGGGGGTACACGAGCGGCATGGCCGGCGGCTGCACCGGGATCCCGGTCGCCTCCGGCCTGGCCGGCGCTGACCTCATCGTCCCCGACGTCGTGCCCCCGCTCGGCCTGCTCGACCGGCTCCGGGTGCTGGCCGGCCAGCCGGTCCTCATGGGCGTGCGGGCCGGGCCGGTCGGGGAGCCGTTCGAGGTCGTGGACAGCGACGACCCCGGCCTGCCCGGCTGGCTTGACGATATCGACCGGTACAGGGACGCGGGGTAAGTTCGTGGATGGCCAGCTCCGCGACTACCTGATCGCCAGGGCCGGGTGGGAGCTGGCCAGCGAGGAGACTCCCGATGCCCCGCAAGAGCCAGCCGCAGCCGGAACCGACCGCACTTGACCGGCTGGACCCGGCCCCGGTCACGGCCCCGGCCAGGAACCGCCGCCCGCCGGCCGGGCCACGGGAGAAGGGCGTCCGCGCGGATCTCCGCAAGATGCCGGAGGAGCTGCGCGAGGGCGGCATCGCGGCCGGGATCGTCGGCCTGGCCCAGGATCTCGACCGGGGATTCGTCACCGGCCGCGACGCCGCCGCCCACGCCCGCGAGATCCGGCAGGGCCTCATGGTGCTGCGCGAGATGGCCCCGGGCGACAGGAAGGGCGACACTACCGATGACCTCCGCGAGCGCCGGGAACGGCGGCTGTCCGCCTCCGCTGACACCGCCGAGAGCTAGGCCCTGATGGCCGCGACCCCCCGGGACGCGCGCCGCCGCCGCCGCCGCTGGAGCCCGCTGCTGGCCGTCCTGGCCGCGCTCGCCTTCGGCACCGGGATCGGCTTCATGACGGGCAGCGCCACGGCCGCCGGCAGCCCGCACCCGGCGCCGGCCGTGACCGTGACCAGGACGGTGACCCCGCCTGTGCCCTCATCCCCGCCCCCGCCGTACGCCCAGCCGCCGGACTCAGCGACCCCGGTTCCCGTGGTATCCGGGAACGGCTGATGGATTCCGTCGCCTGGTTCATCGCCACCGCGCACAACCTTCTCGGCCACGACAAGACGGCGGCCCTGATCGGGGCCGGGGCCGGCGATAAGAGCCGGTGCCTGATCTGCGCCTACGAGCGGCACCCGACCGAGGAACGCCGCCAGGCCGTCATCACCGCGCTGTCCCCGGAATCCCGCTGATGGACATAGAGATCCGGGGCAGCATCGTAGACGGCGAGCACGACCTGGTGCTCGCCCGGCCGTGGCACCCGCCGTGGGTGCTCGGCTGCCTGTCCGAGCACGACCTGCGCGACCTGGAGTTCGCCCTGGCGCAGCGGCGGGCGGTGAGCAGGCGGTGCACGCATACCTGGGGCGAGCACACCTGCTCGATGGCGCCCGGCCACGGCGGCGAGCCGGGCCACATGTGCCGGGCCTGCACCGAGATCCAGCCCGGCACCGGGTCATGATCTGCGAGTTCTGCGGCCGGGCCGACCCGCCGGGCGGCCTCCACCCGGTTGCCCAGGTGTCCAACCCGGTCACGTACGCGATGTGCTGCCGGCGCCGCCTCCCGTGCTACCTGGCCGCGATCCGGGTCCTCATCCGGGACTGGTAGGTGAGCACCTGCACGCCATAATCGCCATCACGCTCGTCCCGCCGGACGGGGCTGTCCTCACCTGCGCCTGCGGCAGCGAGATCCGCGCGCCCCGCCCGGCTGTCGCCTACGCCCTCGACAGGCACATCAACGGGACCGGGTAATGCCCCGCGTCCACGGCCGCAGTCCCGAGGTCTTCCCGGATGTCCTGGCCAGGTTCCGCTCGGTATTCGGTGACGAGGTGGCCGCCGTGATGCTTCCGGACGGGTGCTGGGAGATCACCGCGCCGGAGGCAGCCTGGCTGCGGTATCTCGGCGGGGCACCTGAGCTGCGGGCCGGACTTGCGCTGGTCATCTGGCCGCGCTCCGGGTCCTCATCCGGGACTGGTAATACTCTTAGGTAACACCCGAGGCCGGGCATACCGGAGCCGGGCTGGCCCCCTGCGCGGAAGGCCCAGGCTCCGGCATGACCCAGCTCACTGTCGTCCCCGACGTCTGGCTGCCGGACGGCACGGTGGTCCGGGGCGGGACCCCCGGCGGCGGCAAGCTCTACGGCACCCAGCAGCCACGGTTCTGGACGTCCCCGCCGAGGCACCGGGTCAAGGACCCGCAGTGCCCGGTCTGCGCCCAGCCCGGCTACCCCGGCACCGGCTGCGGCGACTACCAGTCCGCCGACCTGCTCGAATGGGCCGGCGAGTACGGCTACGACCTGGACGAGTGGCAGTCCTGGTGGCTAACGGAGTCATGCGGGGTAAAACCTGACGGCCGCTGGGCGGCATTTGAGAATTACCTTATGGTGAGCCGCCAGAATGGCAAGAACCAGGCGCTTGAGGTGCGGGAACTTGCCGGGATGTTCATTCTTGGCGATAAGATGATAATCCATACCGCCCATGAATTTAAGGCGGCGGCTGAGCATTTCCGCCGGGTGAGGGACGTCGTTGTCAATTACGACGACCTGCGCCGCCGGGTAAAGTCGGTCACCACGTCCCACGGTGACGAGGCCATCGAGCTGCGGGCCGCCCCCACCCTCATCTTCGGGTCGGAGGGCCGCCGCATCCGCCGTCAGGTAGCCGCCCGCCTCCGGTTCCTGGCCCGCAGCCGGGGCTCCGGCCGGTCGTTCACCGCCGACCTGGTGGTCTACGACGAGGCCATGATCCTGTCCGACGAGGTGGTGGGCGCCTCGCTGCCCACCCTGTCCGCCGTGGCCAACCCGCAGGTGATCTACACTGCCAGCGCGGGCCTCCAGGATTCCGTCCAGCTCGGCGCCGTCCGCCGCCGGGTGCTCCGCAAGGACCCCATGATCATGGGCGCGGAGTGGTCGATCACCCCGCACAACGACATGTGCCACCGGGACGAGGTGAACGGCCGGAAGACCAACCGGTACGTCGTCTGCACCCGGCACGACGACCGGGACGACCCGCGCTCCTGGGCCAGGGCCAACCCCGCGCTCGGCACCCGGATCAGCGTCCAGCATGTCGCCCAGGAAATGGCCGCGATGTCGATGACGGCCTTCGACCGCGAGGTGCTGGGCGTCGGTGACTGGCCGTCCGAGGACGCCGCCTGGGCCGTGGTGTCCGAGGAGCACTGGCAGAACTGCGCCATGCCCGAGCCCGGCGGCGCCACCCGGCCTGTGTGCTTCGCCTTCGACGTCGACCCGGACATGATCTCCGCGACGATCTCCGCGTGCTGGGAGCGGCCCGGCGACCGCCGGGCACTGGAGCTGCCCCGCCCGGTGGTGGAGATCCCGCGCGGCTGCTCCCGCGAGGGCACCGCCTGGGTCATCCCCAAGCTGGTCGACCTGCGCCGCAGGTGGCGGCCCCTGACCATCATCGCGCCGAAGAACGGCCCGGCGTCCGGGCTGGCGGGCGAGGCGGCGGCGGCGGGCCTGGACATCACCTGGATGACCAGCGCGGAGGAGGCCGCCGCGTTCAGCCTCATGGTGACCACCGTCCGCAAGGGCCGCAACGGCGGGCTCATCCACCTCGGCCGCGAGCACGCCCCGGGCCTGTGGGCCTCGGTCGCCTCGGCCGAGACCCGCGACGTCGGGGACGGCGGCAAAGCCTGGAGCCGCCGCGACAGCGAGTCCGACATCACTCCCATCACCAGCGCGACCGACGCCCTGTGGGCGCTGGACAAGAAGCGCCGGAACTACGACCCGGTGCGGTCGGTGGCCGGGCCGGGCCACAGCCAGGGCGGGAACTGGATGACCGGCGCGTAGTAGCCTGTCCTGGCTGGGTGACTTCCGTGCTGGGCACGCACGTGAGGCGCAGGAGCCCGGGAGACCGGGTGCAGCGCGCAGACCGCGAGGTAACGACTAGCGAAGCGGATGCGAACCGGGGCCGGATGGCGCCAGGCGCCGCCGGAGAGCGGCCGAGCCCGGCAAGCTGCCCGCGAGCAGAGCGGCGTCCGGGTTCGTATCCCGGGGGTTATCCCGGCACCGGCTGCCACGTTATCCTGGAGCCTCGGTCGACCGGCCTTTCGCGAAGGCGATAACGTCCTCCCGGCACCCGCAGCATCCGGCCGCAGCTCGTAACAGGTGGGCGGCCCTTCGGGCGGGACCTGCCGGGAGGACGCACCCGGGTTGTATCCGCTCATAGGTCGCGGCGGGCCGGTTACCCCACGGTCTATCCTCAGATTCATGACCACTGCCGAGATTCCCGTATCCGAACTGCGCAAGCAGGCTGCGTCTGTCCGTCCGGGCCGCGTGGCCGCGACCGTGATCCTCTGGCTGTTCGTCGCCCTCGGCTGGATTCTCGGCACGGCCTGGCGGCTGACCGTGTTCCTGGCCCTGCTCGCCTGGCACCGGGGCCTGGTGCTCGGCGCGCTCTCCGTCCGGTACGGCTACTGGAAGGGCCTCGGCCTGACTGAGGACGAGATCCTGGAGCGGGTCAAGGTCAAGGCCGAGCCCGCGCCGCCACCCGCCCGCTGATGTCCCGGATCGGCTTTTGCCAGGGCTGGCTGCTCTACGTCGGAAACCTGGGCAGCAGGCCGGATACCGGGCTCGCCATCTCCGGCGACGTGGCAGACATCGCGATCACCATGGAGCAGGGCATAATCAACGTCACGCCGTTCGGCTCGCCGCACCAGATCGGGGTGCCGGGCCACCGGTCGCTGTCGGTCCAGGCTGAGATGGGCTACGGGGCGAAGCTGATCCAGGGCAAGCCCGGGAGCGTGGCCATGGGCGAAGCCCTCCAGTCCTGGCCGGACCCGGACAAGGGCCGGGCGTGGCCGCCCCAGTTCCGGGCCATGGCCGGGCTGGCCCGCCGGCACCCGGGCGAGTACCAGGATCTCCTGGCGGCCGAGGTGAGGAGCGAACCGCTCCAGGTGGTCCGCAATTCCTGGCTGGACGGCTGAGATCCTGTATTCTTGGCGTGAGGTCGCCAGGTGGGGATTGCCCGAGGGCAGGTTCCCCTTAATCCCTCCGGTCGCAGTGAGACAGGGTTAAACCTGGTAACCCTGGCCTGGAGGACTCGTGTCAGTAGCGGTGCATGCCGCCGTGGCCGCCATGGCCGCCCACCCGCACGTCGTCCGCGCGGTCATTCTCGTGCACGTGCATATGCTCCGTGTCGCTGCAAAAGCCGTCCGCACGCTCACCGCAGCCGTGCTGGCCCGGCGGCCGAAGGTCTCCGTCATCACCCCCACCTGGCAGCGCGCCCGGCTGCTGCTAACCCGGTGCATCCCGTCCGTGCTCGCGCAGGACTACGACGGCGAGGTGGAGCACGTCATCGTCAGCGACGGTCCTGACCCGGCCCTGGCCGGCCTGCCCGGGGTGGTATTCCTGCCGGAGCACCGGCCCGCGCCGAACCGGGGGATCTGGGCCAGGATTGCCGGGACCCGGCTGGCCACCGGGGAGCTGATCGCCTACCTGGACGACGACAACGCCTGGCGCCCCGGGCACCTGCGGCTGCTCGCGGACGCGATCGGGCGCGAGGACGTGTCCTTCGCCTACAGCCGGGCGCTGTGCCGGAACGGGAAAATCGGCAAGACCTGGGAGATCGGCTGCCCCCGGCCCGTGTTCGGACAGGTCGACACGTCGCTGATCGTGCACCGGGCCGGGCTGCTGGAGGTCGCGGGCTGGCAGCCGTCCGGCCGTCCTGCCGACTGGGACCTGGTGGACCGGTGGCTGGAAGCCGGGGTCACCTGGACCCACGTGCCCCAGGTCACCCTGGATTACTACGCCCGGAGCAACCCGGCCCAGGCCGCCGTCTGAGCCTCCTGGGACGCCGTTACCCGGCTGGTGATCGCTTTATCACGCTGACGTGGCGTAACCTGTGAGTTAGTCACTGCCCACGGCCGGAACGGAGCTGGGCGCCCGTCCCGAGCCGAGGAGTCCCGGCCCTGTGGGGCTAGTCGAACGCATCCAGGCCAGTCGTGCCGAGCAGCGCGTCATCGGCGGTGTGCCCTGGCGTCCCTGGGACTCCCCGTTCTGGAAGTTCTCCCAGGGCGGCCCTATCCACCCCACCAGGGCGTTCTACGGCCAGGATGAGGCGCTGGGCCTGCCCGCGCTGTACGCCGGAGCCCGGCTGCTGGCCGACTCGGTGGCCGCCCTGCCGATCAAGATCTACACCCGGACCAGCAGCGGGGCGGCGCAGCGGTGGACCGGGCCGTCGATCTTCGACCAGCCCAGCGTGGACGGGACCCTGTTCGACTGGCTGTTCACGCTGATGACGTCGCTGGTCCTCCAGGGCAACGCCTGGGGCTACATCACCAACCGCGACGGCTACGGGTTCCCCGCCGGCATTGAGTGGATACCGCCCGATGACGTCAACTGCGTCGATGACGAGATGCAGCCGTGGAACCCGATGCGGACGCGGATCTACGTCTACGGCCGTCTCATGGACCGGAACGAGCTGTTCCACGTCAAGGCGTTCAGCCTGGCCGGCCGCACGGAGGCCATCTCGCTGCTGCGCGCCTTCGCCCTCACCATCCTGAGCGGGATCGAGGCGCAGCGGTACGGCACCGACTGGTACCGGGCCGGCGGGTTCCCTCCCGGTACCTTCCAGAACAGCGAGATAGAGATCGACACGGACCAGGCCGAGGAGATCCGCGCGATGCTCACCGCCACGATCCGGCGGCGCGAGCCCCTGGTGTACGGCCGCGACTGGGACTACAAGCCGGTCACCGTGCCCCCGAGCGAGGCCCAGTTCATTGACGCGATCCGCATGAACGCCTCGCAGGTGGCCGCCGTCCTCGGGCTCCCGGCCGAGCGGATCGGCGGGAGCCGGGGCGACTCGCTCACGTACTCGAACGTGGAGCAGTCCACCCTCCAGATCATCGAAGCGCTCCGGCCGTGGCTGGTCCGGCTGGAGCACGCCTTCTTCAAGATCCTCCCCGCCAACCGGTACTGCCGGTTCGATGCCGATGCCATGCTCAAGACCGATCTCAAGACCCGCACCGAGATCTACGCCCAGCAGCGTGCCATCGGCCTGCGCAGCACCGACGAGCTGCGCGACCTGGAAGACCTGCCGCCGCTGCCGGGCAAGGCCGGCGGGGAGAACATCCCGCTGGAGGTCATGGTCGCCATGTCCCGGTCGATCCGCGCCATCCCGAACTCGATGCTGGACTCGATCACGCTGGAGATGGACCTGGCCGCCGACCGGCTGGAGAAGATGCAGAAGGAGGGCCTGGTCGCGCCGGACATGCCGGGCGTGCCCCCGGTGACGACCACCCCGGCCCAGGAGCTTGGCACGATCGTCGGGCAGCAGCGAGGCGGTAACGGCTGGCGCGGCGGCGCTGACCTGCGTGACGTGCGTGATATAGCTGAGGCTTTCGGGCGGCTCGGCATCATGCTCCCCGAGCACGCCGTCCAGGATCTCGCCAGGGAGTACGGACGGTTCGCCCCCGGCAAGCACGATCGCGGCCATGGCTCCTGGGGCCGCATCGGCGGCCGGCGTGACGAGCCTGAGTTCGTGGGCGCGTGGATACCGGCGCCCAGGACGGTGGTGCTGAGCGGTGTCAACGGCAGTAACGGGGCTGATCAATGATGGGTCAGCAGCAGATAGGGAAGGCAAATTCAGATGGCTGAACTAACCACTGCCGCCATCAACGATCTGCCCGATAGTGCGTTCGCATATATCGAGCCGGGCGGCACCAAGGACCAGATGGGCAAGACGACGCCGAGAGGCAAGCGTCACTTTCCTGTTCACGACGAGGCACACACCCGGAACGCCCTGTCACGGGCACCGGACAGCCCGCACGGCAAGTCGGCCATGCCCAAGATCCTCCAGGCGGCCCGCAAGTTCAAGATCAACGTGACCGGGGACCAGCGGGCCGCGCTCGGCATGGAGGTGAACCTGGAGGGCTGGCCGGAGCGCCGGTTCACCCGGTTCCCGCCCGAGATCCGCACCCAGGAGCACGGCCCGTCGCTGATCTACGGCTACGCGGCCTGCTACGAGAAGCTGTCGCGGAAGCTGGGCGGGTTCGTGGAGCAGGTCAACCGGTCGGCATTCAACTCGGCCAAGGCCGATGGCTGGCCGGACGTGGTGTGCAGGTACAACCACAAGGACGACTGGCTGCTCGGCACCACGCACGCCCGGACGCTCCGGCTGGCTACCGACGAGACCGGCCTGGTCTACGAGGTGCAGCCCCCGAACGCGCGGGCCGACGTGCTGGAGTACGTGACCCGGGGCGACGTCCGGCACAGCTCGTTCGCCTTCCGCGTCTACCCCGGCGGCGACGAGTGGGGCCTGAGCGAGTTCAACTACCCGATGCGGACCCTGCTGGACGTCCAGCTCGTGGACGTGGCGCCGGTTCTCGACCCGGCGTACCCGGATGCGACGTCCGGCGCCCGCGCGCTCAACGGGGCCATCGAATCGCTGGCCACCTGGGTGCAGGGCGACCCCGATGAGGTCCGCTCGATGCTCCAGTCCGGGCGCGGCGTGGAGTTCTTCAAGCGCTCCGACAACGGCCAGCGGAAGATCCCGCAGGCGCCCACGCGGGCCAAGCCCCGGGCCGCGATGACCGGCGCGCAGGCGCTCCTGTCCCTCCAGAACAACATGGAAGACCCCTGGGCGAGCGAAGACTAGCCAGCTCAGGACCGAAAAAAGAAAACTTGCCGTGGCCGTAGCCACCCTCTCAGGTGAACGGACGGAGCCGGAGCAGATGCCATCACAGAAATGGAGATCACCATGGCATCAGAAGTCGCAAAGAGGCTCCGCGACCGCCGGATGAACATCTGGAACGAGGCGAAGGCCATCGCGGAGACGGCCGCCGAGGAGAACCGAGCCCTCACCGATGAGGAGCAGGGCCGCTGGGACGCCCACCAGGAGGAGATGGGCAAGATGGACACGCGCATCCGCGCGGTCCTGGACACGGAGAGGCGGCAGAAGGAAGCCGACGAGGCGTTCGACGCGCTCTCCGGCAAGAAGCCCGAGCAGGGCCAGGCCCAGCGCACCGCCGGCGGGCGGAAGATGCTGGAGGAGGTCCGCAAGTGGGCCAGGGGCGAGGAGGGCGCTCCGCGTCACCTGGAGGTCCGCAGGGACCCGGCTCTCGGCCCGATCAACTACCGTGTTCTGACGACAGGTGCGCAGGGTACCAACGCATCTTCGATCATTCCTACGGATTTCTACGACATGCTCATCGCGCACCTGATCGAAGTTTCGGGTGTCATGCAGTGCGGACCCACCGTCCTCAACACCGGGGGCGGCGAAACGCTCCAGGTGCCGAAGACGACCGCGCACTCCACGGCGGCGTCGGCGGCCCAGGCCGGCAACCTGGCCACCTCGGACCCCGCGTTCTCGATGCAGCCGCTGTCTGCGTGGAAGTACGGGATCATGCTCCAGGTCGCCCGGGAGCTGATTGACGACACCGCTGTCGACCTGCTCGGCTACCTCGCCATGCAGGCCGGCCGCGCGCTCGGCAACGCATTCGGGAACGACCTCGTGAACGGCACCGGCACCAACCAGCCGTCCGGGATCGTCACCACCGCCACGACCGGCGTGACCGGCGCGGTGACCGGCGTCTCCGGTGCTCCCAGCTACGCGAACCTGGTGGACCTGGAGTACAGCGTGATCGCGCCCTACAGGCAGTCACGCTCCTGCTACTGGCTCGCAGCGGACAAGACCATCGGCGGGTTCAGGAAGATCACGGACACCGTAGGACGCCCGATCTGGGAGCCCTCGGCCGTGCTCGGCTCGCCGGACCTCCTGCTCGGCAAGCCGCTCGTTGCCGATCCCTTCATGCCAGCTCAGGCCACCTCTGCGAAGTCGATCGCCTTCGGTGACTTCTCGCAATACTTCGTCCGCCTGGTGGGCGGGGTCCGGTTCGAGAGGTCTGACGACTTCGCGTTCGGTTCTGACCTCGTGACGTTCCGCGCGATCCTGCGCGGCGACGGAACCCTGGTCGACCGTACCGGCGCGATCAAGGTCTACGTCGGCGCCGCAACGTAGTCGGAGTTCCCGGCCCGCGCCGCTGCGGTGAGCTGGCGCGGGCCGGGGGCCAGTCTCCAGGCAGGAGCAGGGAAGTGGCTGGAACGCGCAAGGTCCGGATGCTGATCGGCGTGTCCGGGGAGCGGCACGACGGCCGCAGGTGGCCGCCCGCCGGAGGAGAGATCGACGTCCCGGGCTGGGAGGCCGACGACCTGATCCTGGGCCAGAACGCCGTGGAGGCCGGGGCGGCAGACCCCGAGCCCGATCCGGACCCTGTGCCGGACCCGGAGCCCGCAGACGAGGTGCCGCCGGGCACGCTGGCCGAGCCCTGGCCCGTAGCCGAGACCGTGGCCGAGCCCGTGGTGACCGGTGACGCTTCGGCCGACCCGCCAGCCGAGCCGGATGCCGTCCAGCCGGCCGTCGCCCCGCCCCCGTCCGCGCCCAAGCAAGCCTGGATCGACTACGCCATCCAGGCGCACGCTGCCGACCCGGCCGAGGCCACCGCCATGACCAAGGCCGACCTGATGAGCCGTTACGGGGGCCGGCTCTGACCGGTCCAGGAAGGGAAGCACCATGAGCAAGGATGACGAGGCCAAGGCTGACGAGACCGGGGCGGCCGAGGCCGGGGAGCGGGACTTCACCGACCCGAGGCCCCCCACTCAGGTCGAAGCCGAGGCGGGCGCCCGGGACGGCGCGGAGGAGCCCGACCCGTCGCTGCGGGCCGCCGACGCCGCCAGCGCGAAGGCGTACGCGAAGGCCGGGATCATGGGCGCCCCCGGGTCGGAGGTGCCCGGCAACCCGGGCAAGCCGGTCCAGGGCGAGGGCATCCGCCCGGCGTCCCAGGCGGATGCCGAGGCTGAGGTACGGCCCGTGCCGGCCGAATCCGACCCGGCCGGGGGAGAGCCGCCAGCGGAGAAGGCCGGCGCCAGGTAAGCGCTGACGTGAGTCCCGGCAGTTATGCTGGGTAGCAACTGAACAGCCCGAGGCCGTCAGGAGCCGGGAGCCAACCCAGAGGAGTCCTGATGGCCGACAGTTACCCCGGCTACGACAACCGCAAGCAGACCGCCGGCTCGACCAGGGTCTCGGGCCGGGGCAGCGGCGGCGACCCGACCCTGGAGCCCGGCCAGTACCCGCCCGGCTCCGATCACGGCATCTTCGGCGGCACGCTCCCGGACGGCACCGGAGCCCCCGGCACGGCCGGCGCATCCGGGACGCCCGACCCGACCAACGAGCCCGGCCAGACCCAGGACGGCCTGACCGGGATCAGCGAGTCGGAGATCACCCAGACCGGCGCCCCCGGCAGCCAGGGCACCACGCCCACCTCCGGCGGCGGCCCGGACTCGGTGGAGTTCACCAGGCCCGGGTCCGGGGTCCTGACCTACGAGAACATCACCGTCAGCGACAGCGT